TGTTTGTGAACTATCATTAATAAATCCAGATAATTGAGACTGATTTGCCGCAGTAAACCCGGTTGGGGTTCTAACATTAGTAGAGATTCTAACCCATAATCTTCCGTCCCAACGGAATAATAATTGGGGGAAATAATCAATTCGTAAAAAATAATCTCCAACTTGTGGATTTTGTGGAAATGATATTCCCGCTCCTGTTGGGATGCCATTTGGTGCTTGGTCAGTTCCATCTAAGTACCCTGTTGTATAACCAAATGTTCTTGGGCTACTGCGGGCAATGAATTGAAATGCCGGATCACAATCTGCTCTCCAATCCATTACTTGGCTTATTGTTCCAGTGAACCCAGGCGCTTCTGGATTTGCATCGGCAGTAGCATATGTATTATCGGCAGTACCATACGGACCAGTTATTTGACCACTACTTACCACAGTTAATATTGTGTCCCCTCTAACCGGGCCTGAATTGGTATCAGTTCTTACAGGTGCTAGTGTAATAGTTTCTAAATGTGTAGTATTAAACACATCTAATTTTTCATAACCCATGTCAGCAGTTATATTCCAAATATTTTGTATAACTGATTTGGGTATTCTAAGTACTGGGCTAGCATTTCTATATGCCGAATTTCTCACCATCATAACTGTAGCAGTTGTTGTTATGGGAGCACCGTTATTTGTATTAACTCCAATTGGCGGAGCAGGCTGGTTGATAGCATTTGATAAAACATTATTACTTGAATATTCACCGTATGTAGGTACAACATATAAATTATTTCTATTGTAACCTGCTTTAGGCAGAAGTCTTGCTGCTTCACTAAGAGCCGCATCGTTAATCGCAATATTTTGATTGTACGTAGCAAGAATATCCTTGAGATTATCCGCAGTATCTAATTGCCAATATATAGTATTGGGTGGGGTGATATTAACCGGTACATCAATCAATGCCCTATAATTTTTGTCACCAAACGTAATTACATACCCTGCTGGATAAGTTTTATCTTTGTCCCATATTCCAAGATAGGTATCTTGGTTTATTGGAGCATTTAATATCTGACTAAATTCTTCACTATCAACCAGTGGTTCACATTTGATACGCCATAGATGAGGAAACCAAGTTGGGCTAAATCCCTCACTTGCATAGTTAGCATCGGTAACCTGCATAAAGCGTTTCAATGCAACAGGTATTGTTTCCTTTAATGGATTATAATCAAGCAAGTGCGGTAACTCAATTACATCACCAACCATCAATTTTCTACCAATCAAATCAATCATATCATTGTAATGAACAGTAATGAATATGATATCATTATTTAAGAATAATCCAAACTGACTTAAATCAAAGTCTAAATTTTGTACATTATAATGGCCACGTAAACGGTAAACATCCGGGTCATATGTTCTGTCACGGTTCTCTAAGAATAGTAAATCTTGAATGTTAGTGGGGGCTAGTACATCATATTCGGGTTGTGTATAATCAATAGACGCTCCTTGATTTGTTGGTCCCATATACTTGTGTACATACAAATCCGTGGAACCTGCGGTAAACTGTTCTGATATAGTCCTATCAAAAAAGTGGTAATCGTTTGTTTTATTTGGGCGCCAAAGTGAAAGCCGGGGCATAATTAATCTACCTTATTACTTATTTATCGTAAATATAGTTGACAGCGTATTAACAAACACTTGACATTAAATGATTTCCGTGTTATACTACGTATTCAATTGAAACTTTGGAGTAATCAATGGCTACACGCAAGCATTCGGATGAGCATTTTGTAAAAGCACTGAACCCGAGGGATGCTGATACAAAATACATGGGTGAAGAACCCTTCTTCCCAATCCAACCTGACACTGAATCACGATTCTCGGCTCTTGCCCGCAGTTTTACGTGGTACACCCGATTCTATAGCAAAAAAGATGCTAGGGAATTGATGGCGCAATATCTAGATTACAACAAACGTACCGATCAAGCTAAAATGCTTAGGAAAGTACATGAAAGCGAATTCATTGTTACATTATGCTGGGTAGCACGTATGACAATGCGTGGTCTAGAATTGACCGAGCATGAAGAACTTACCTTGCAAAATGAAATCCAGCGGTTAGTCAAGACACTAACTGAAACTGAAACAAAAACTAGTCAGACTAGTATTGTTAAGGAAGAAGAAACAGTAGCCCGCCCTAATATTCAGGAAATTCTGAAAGAAAAAGCACGAGATGCCGCAGGTGAAATGGAAGGGATGATTGACGATTTTGTGACTACTGGCAAATCGTCAGACAAGACAGTTGATATTGTTGCAAAATACAATGTCATGCCACAACATATTCCAATCATTGTTGAAATTTGGAAACGCAAACAAGAAGAATTTCAGAAACTGTCTGATGGTGACGAGTATCTTAAAGAAGGTTATAGTTTCTTGGGTAAGATTCAGATTCGTAATATTCTCAAATTCATTGACGGTGTTCTCAGTGACTTAAATAGCTATATCAGCATCAAGAAAGCAAGTAAGGCTCCTCGCAAAAAGAAAGCTGTACCTGTAGAAAAGATCGTTTCTAAATTGAAATACTTGAAGTTGTTCAAGGATGTAGCTACAAAGCTAGACTTGATTAGCATTCACCCTACAAAGTTGCACGGTGCAAGCGAAGCCTGGGTCTTTGACACTGCAAAGCGCAAACTGCATCACTACATTGCAGATGATTACAGCAAAACCTTTACAGTTAAGGGCAGCACACTACTAGGATTTGATTCGGCAAAGAGTGAAGTAAAAACATTACGTAAGCCGGGTGAGCAAATCAAAGAAGTTATGGGTAGCAAGCCCGCAGCACGTAAGTATTTTACAGATATTAAAGCAGTAGCCTCTACTCCGAATGGCAGGTTTAATGAGTCAATGCTAATTTTGAAAGCGTTTTAAAATGAACATAGATTTAAACAAATACAAAGATTTTGTTGAGGCCGTTACAAGCCAAGCTAGTAATGACTTGACTACGTTTATGGATACATGTGATCGGCTTGATGCTAATTACGAATTAGTTGACGGTGAGATGAAACATGGTCCTGATGTTAACATCCCTTTATTAATCACAGCATGTTTGGGTCTTGCAGCAGAAAGCGGTGAGTTTATTGAAGTGCCCAAAAAGATAATTTTTCAGAGGAAAGCATTGACTGACGAAAATGTCTACCATATGAAACGTGAACTTGGTGACATTATGTGGTACTGGGTAAATGCATGTCGTGCATTGAATCTTGATCCTAATGAAGTAATTGCAGAGAATGTACGCAAACTAGAGTCACGCTATCCCGGTGGAAAGTTTGACGCATTTCATAGCGAGAATCGCAAAGACGGCGACCTGTAATACTAGGACTAGTGTGTTACCTGATAAATAGTATTATTAGGTAACACTTATGTCAACATATCCAACTGCTAGTCCTCTTTCTACACCTTCAGGGTTAACATTAAATGAATTAAAAGAGGGTCTCTTTTCTAATCTTAGATATCGTCTTGGTGACGGGATGATTGATATTGAATTGGATCCTCAACATTACGAAGCCGCGTACAATTACGCTATTAAGGTTTATCGTCAAAGGGCACAAGCTGCGACCGAAGAATCTTATATTCTAATGACCATTGAAAAGAATGTAGATACTTACACTCTTCCCGCAGAGTTTATTAATGTCAGAAGTATTTTCCGTAGAACGATTGGTTTAGAAACTGGACCATCTAGTAGTAGTTTTGATCCGTTCTCTAGTGCTATTTTAAATACCTATTTGCTTAACTATAACTATGCAGGTGGTATGGCAACATATGACTTTTATGCAGGTTATGTTGAGTTAGCAGCAAGAATGTTCGGTGGTTATGTCACCTACACATTCAATCCAGTGTCCAAAGTATTGCGTATTGTGCGGGATCCAAAAGGATCGGGTGAGCGTGTGTTAATATGGGCCGATGTACAAAAGACAGAAGAAATACTATTACAAGATCCGGGCGCCGGAGTATGGATTGGTGACTTTATACTAGCTAATCTTAAACTCATGATTGGTGAAGCCCGTGAGAAATTTGGAACTATCGCAGGTCCAGGTGGTGGCACAACATTGAATGGTACTGCTATGAAAGCAGAGGGTAAAGCAGCTATGGAATTACTCATTGAAGATTTGAAGAAATACGTGGATTATTCCGCTCCCTTAACCTGGATCCAAGGCTAAATGAACCTGTATTTGAGTATAAGTTTAACCTAAATGCTTTATATTGTCTTGTTTCTGTAATATAATAAGTAATTCAGGAGAATGAAAATTATTATAGGCATCACCGGTTTAATTTCAAGCGGCAAAGACACGATTGCCGACTATCTCACTACACATCATGGGTTCAAACGAATTAGTTTTGCTGCTAGTCTCAAAGATTCAGTAGCAGCAATCTTTGATTGGGACCGAGAATCACTAGAAGGTAAAACAAAAGCAAGTAGAGTAT